TAACATCATCAAGACTTAATTCTTTATTTTTATCTGCAAATCCTTCAGTATTAAAGTTTAGTATGTCTAAACCCCAATCCGTAAGTTCCTGCTCATCCCAATTATTAGCTAGGTCATCCCAATCCCATTCGCCATATCCTAAATTGTCTTTTATAATAAATTCTTTTTGCTGCTCTTCTGTCCAATCAACCATCTGCACAGGTGCTTCCTTCCAACCTGATTCCTTCATAGCTCGTAATCTCATATTGCCACCGATTACAACCATATCCATATTTACAACAATAGGTCTAACATCTGCCATCTCTGGAAACTTCTCAATACTTGCAACTAGCTTTTTAAACTTGTCATCTTTTATTATTCTTGGATTGCTTGGGTTAGGTTTTATCTCGGTAATCTTAACGACCTTGACCGCGATAGTTGGTTTCTTTTCTGTCATTTTTATTATGGGATTTTTTATACTTGCCTCGTTTCCTTTTACCAAAGATAACTTTTTTAGCATCACTTTTAACCTTTGCCATCTAATTTTTGTTTATGTGCCTTTACTAATAATTCAAAATATTGTTTCTTGTCTCCGTATTCTATATGGCAGAATCTACAAACCGCCATCAAGTTTTCAATCTTATCAGCCCCTACGCTTCCCCCCATTCCTCTTCTATGAATATGATGTATATCAACTGCTTTACTTCCGCATACTTCACAAGGAATAAAATCCTCGCCTGTGTAACCAAAATGGTTCAAGTATATTTTAGTATGGTTTTTTATTTTAAATCCTCTTTATGGTATAAATACTCTGAATCTTCTGTATGTTCTGCGCCTGTCATTAATTTCCCTGATGCATCTTTATGCGTTTCCCCTTTCCATAATTTACCATCTTTAGTGTAATGTGGCATCCCTTCCGCTAATTTGGTTTTATCAATCTGTTGTAGCTTTCTTGTAGCCCAAGCAACTCCTTCATCTCCGCCCCAAGCTAACCACATTAAAGCACCGCAATCCTCTTTTGGGTTGCCCTTGCTATTTTCTCTATGCCTTTCAAAACTTGACATCCTTGCTATTGTGTCTCTTGATATGTTTTCCCCTTTGGCTAATTGATTTGCCCTAGTCCATCCAACAAGAGTTCCGCATCCCTTATCATTTTCTTTTTTAATATCTAATGCCCTTTGTGCGTTTGTTTTAGCTGCCTCTGGATAGTCGCTATATGTATCTGCCATTGCAATTCTTATTGCAGCCCATACACTTTCAGCCTTTTGTTCTGTGTCATAAATACAACCTCCTTGTCCTATTCTGTATTTTCCGTTTGAGCATTTATATATTGGCATTGTCTATTAATTTATTATAAATAGCAGATCTTTGTTTGTTTACATCGTGTAAGTTAAAGTGCTTATTACAATACTCAAATAACTTTTCTCCATATTCTAATCTAGCAGCTTCATCATAGGTCAATAGCTTAATCCATTTATACCAATCCTTTTGGCTATTTACATAACATACCGGCATATCTTTATATGGATGAACATTTGAGACTATTGCAGGATTATGCTTTGATGCGGTCTCTAATATTTTTAGGTTTGATTTCATCCTATTAAAGCTCGTATCTAGTAAAGGAATTATACTCACATCACTATCTGCATAGGCAGCCATATATTTTGTAACATCATTGTAATTATAAATAATTGGATTTAGCTTTAGCCCATTAGTAAAAGCTACTATCATTTTATCCCATACAGGTTTCTCCCCATCATTGTAACCGGCTATAACTGTCTTAATAGGAAAGTTTATACGCTTCATTGGGAATCTTAATATCTCCAAATCCCTTTCGTGCGTTCCGCTACCTGACCAAAAAAACCTAACTAATTTGCTTTCAATTTTATTATCTTGGAACTGCTCTTCTCCATAAGGTATTGCATTAGGAATAATCTCAACGCTTTTATTTACTTCATATATCTCTGTGGCTAACCTATCGTGTGTACAGGTGCATAAATCTGCAATCTCTATATATGATAATATTCTATTTGTTACATCATTATCCTTATAGCTTTGATTTAAAATATGTGAAGGATCTAGCTGCCAATGGTCATCATTATCAACTACTAACTTAAATCCATATTTATTTCTCCACGCTTCAATCTCGCTTACAGGATGGGATAGCATTCTATTTAAAATAACCAAATCAAACTTATGTTCTAATACTTCATCATTTATTACATCGGTAATTAAACAATAATCTTTAGGCATATTAACAAGGGGCATCATTATCCTATGATAACCTACACCACTATACTTACTTGTTAAAGCTAAAATTCGCATCTAATCTTTTTTTCATTGTGATATATTGGTTGATACTTCTCCCAAACAGATTGCGCTCTTTGTAGGCTTTCATCTTTCATAGCTCTGTATTCGGATTTGTTTCCAACATCGTGTCCAATATGTTCTGATTTTAAATTAGGCACATAATAATTTACATATCCTGCAATGGTTGCCCTTTCCGCAAAGTCTCTGTCTTGCATTCCGTAGGGATCGTACTCAATGTTATAACCGCCTATCTCTTTAATCAGATCCCCAGATATAAAGTTATTTCCAAAAGGTGTATGCGTTTTGTGTACTCCATCCTCTAAAGGTGGCAAATCTTCAACGCAATGTATTCCTATAATACCTGTCTTTGGTATGCTTTTATAAAAAGTAACCCAACTTTGTAGCCAATTTTTAGGTAATAAAATATCATTAGCCATTACGCAAACTGCATCATAATCTTTTGTTAATGATAACCCTAAATTAAACCCGGCTGCTATGCCTCTTTTGTGCTGCGACCAAGTAGCAAAATGCCATTTATATAATTTCGCAATATTAAAAAACTGCTCTTCTGTGCTTCCGTTATCTATTAAAAAACAATCAGCATTGTAACCGGCATTATAAAAGTTTTGCTCAATTACTTGCTTTGCTAGGTGTTGCCTGTCAAGGCTTAAAAAAATTATTGCTATTTTCATTTTAAATTACTTCCTATTTTTTTAGCAGGTACTCCCGCATATTTACTAAATGCTTCTGATTGCCCTTTAAAAAATGCACTTGCCCCTATCATACAACCCTCTTCAATTACTGCCCATTGATGTAATACCGCGTTTAATCCTATGTTGCTATTTTCTTTTATAATTGTATGCCCACCTATTTTTGCACCGCAGCTAATTGTAACTCCGTTTTTTATTACGCAATCGTGTCCTATATGCGCGTGTTTCATAATGAAACAATCATCTTGTATATAGGTTAAATCTTCTGTACCTGCATCAATAGTTACAAGCCCTGTGATTATATTGTTATTACCTATATAAACCTTACCCTTTTTTAATCCTATATAAGAATAAAATCTACCCTCTGGATCTGTATCAAACCAATACTTTTTGTACTCTGCTAGATCTCCAATAATGCAATAAGCACCAATGTAGTTATTATCTCCTAGTTCAACATTTTTGCCAATGATGGCGGTGGGGTGTATTATGTTAGCCATTGTTTTCGTGATAAGTGTATAAAGTTTTTATCATATCCATTTTACAATTACCGCACCATATTATGCAGATGTAATTGCTATCAATATATTTTCTATAAATTGCTTCATAGCTTTTAAGTATGTTTAATTCAATATTCCTAATATAGCCATTTTGAACTGTATGCCAATTATTTATATGCTCATTCATAAAATCCTTATCAGCTATTTCCATACATTAGTTTATTTAAATAAAATTCAGCTATTGAAGAAAACACTCCACTAACAAACATAACAGTTGCAATATTTAAAATCAATTCAGGTGTATATAAAAATAGGATTCCCAACCAAGCGGATAGACAGGATACGCACGAGAATGGCTTATAATTAATATTCCATTTGATATGTAAGCGGTGTATATAATTAAAGAATAGTGATGCACATATTGATGTTAAAATTACTTGAATCATTTTTTTAGGTTTTGTTTTAGTTCTTTTTTCGTTTTGTGTAATGTTCTAATAATACTCATATAGGGGATGCCGGTTTTTCTGCTTAACTCTTTTGCGTTCTTTTTAAAATCAATAGCATATAATTTTAATATCTCTTTATGATACCAATGCAAACCCTCCATTTTCTTTTCCATCCTATCAACTAGATCGCTTTGCTCATCCTCAACTTTTGCACCTGTATCAACATACTCTGTATAATTCCTATAATTTTTATAAAAAGCACTTCTATCTGATTTTATCATATTAAGCATCGTTCTTACAATATAAAACTTTAACTCGCATCTTTGATACAATCCTATTAACTTCTCTTCATCCATTTCACAAAGAACTAAAAAAACTTCTGCCTTTAAATCATAGCGTAACTCCTCTGGCTGCATCTTATTAAAGGCTTCATCAACCTCTTTGCTATTCCAAAATTGCTCTATAATTTTATTTTTGACCATTCAATTAGTACAGGTTTGCCTTCCTGTTCGGTACAAATATAAACTAAACATCCACAATTCCAAGCATCTTGTAATCTCTCGCTTTGTACTGCACTAATTTTATCGCCTATTTTCTTTACTTCTACTGCTATGTATTTGCCATCATTTGTGTACCCTTGTAGATCTGCCCAACCCTTTTCAATCGTTCCCTTTCTTTTACCCCAAGGGATATTGTTAACTCGGTTAAGTCTGTAACCTAAATACTCAAAGTTTTTTTTAGCCCACTTTGTTAAATCGTTTGCGGTAATATCCATTCTTGTATTTTTGATTTAGCCCTGATTAAATGCTTTGGAACAAGTATTGCTCTTTTGCTTTCTATATCTCCTTTCCCTATAAACCTAACTGCTTTCAGTTCATTCCAAATTATAATATCTTTTATTTCAATAGGTTTTATATACATTAATTCTAATCCATCATAGAAAATCCAAAAGTCTGACTTTGTAACAAATAAGGCAGATGGTTTATTATACATCTCAATCTCTACAACAAAATTGCCTGTATAAATACTTTTCTTGTCAAACTTAACCTCAATCTTTAATTTCTTTTCAGGTACATAAATATCATAGTCCTTAAAATATCCTTCTACTTTATAAGCCAATGGGTATTTTTCTTTAATGATTTCAAGTATCATATATTCTATATACTCGCCAATCTTTAATGATTTATGAAACTCTGACATTTTAAAATGCTTTTATTATTCCTTCCTTTTTTTTATCACTATACCTTTTTTG